CATTCAGCTAGAAATAGTCCAAAGAGCTGCAGGGATAATCGAAGTATCAGACATAAACAGAACAATAGATACAACCTCTACTACTACTTCCTTATCGGTCTTCTCTCAGTAGGAGTACCAGTAAAAGCTGAAGATGGTAATACGGTATTAAACCCCCAAACATCAGCTGCTGCAACGGGAAATGTAACGAATCAAGCTGTGCAATTCCAGAATAACTCTGGAGTTTCACGGCAACAATATGGAGGTGGAGTGGTTTGTAACGGATCAGTTATGAGCCTCTCTCCCTATTACTTAGGAACAGAAGGTAGACCGTACGATCCAGAGTCATACAGCATGACACAGAACTGGGGAGTACAACTATCTTTCATGGTTCCTTTAGATGGTCGTTCCGTAGAAATATGTAAGGCAATTGCTGAAAAGCAACTCGAAAAAGAAAGGCTTGATTACGAATTAGTTCGTATCGATAACTGCACACGCTTTATGCAAAGAGGTTTCACCCTAAGACCTAAATCAAGGTTTGAAAATCTTTGTAGTGACGTAGTGCCTATAGCCGTATTAGCAAATCAAAAACAACCCACTGATAAAAAATGAGTACATTAAGTGATCAATGGCAAAAAGAAGTAGAAGAGAAAGCCAAATCTAAAAAGAAAAAGTCTACTAAGAAAACCGTAAAGACAGATGAAAGTTAGAATTGCACTCTTTGTCCTTGTTATTGCAGGTGCATCATTCGGTATCCATAAGGTTAACGAATTTAGAAATTCACCTACTGGTCAAGTAATAGAACAAATCCAAGAGAAGAAACAACTAATTGAGGATATACAAAAATCACCAACAAAAGCACTCCAATTACTAAACAAATGATCATCATCAAACCCATCCTAATGACCTTTCTCTCCACTTCTGCAGTGAAGAATTTGATCATCCAACTACTAGAGGCTTATGCCAAATCCACTGATAACACTATTGACGATAAAGCAGTAGAGATCGTCAGACGTAATCTATTCCCAGGAATGAAAGACTCATGAGTTACAAGCATTACAAACCAGCAACCGCTAAAGAAACAGCAGCACAGAAAAAAAGAAAAAAAGAATGGGATAAATTAAGTGCAGCTGAAAAGAAGAGACAAAGTACAAGATCTACTTCTTTCAATAGAAAATCTGAAAGTCAGAAGAAAGCAGAAGCTGCAATTAAGAAAGCCAAACTAAAGATAAAGAAAAAGAAATGAAGAAACGAGCCACTGAAGACCAATTTAACGAACTACATAACCTTGTTACCTCTGAGTTTCTAAAGCGAGTCAAAAGTGGCGAAGCTTCTACTCAAGACCTCAAGGCAGCCTGTGATTGGCTTAAAACAAATGATATTAGCGGTGTAGCAATGGAAGGTAGCCCACTAGCCAAACTTGCAGCCGTTATGCCAAAGGTAGATCCCGAACTAGTACAGAGCAGACTTTATGGCAGGAACACCAGGACCAGCTAAATTACCTTATTCAAGTCTTAGCCCCGCTGGTAAAAGTCAAAGGAGGAATCCAGACAAACATCGGGCTTATAACAGAAAACGTAATAGAAGCGAACTACAAATTAGTTATCGGTCAGATTTAAACAAAAAACGTAGAGAAAAGAAGCTAGGTAAAGCTGGAAAAACTGGACCTGTTTTAGGACATACAAAATCTGGAAAAATCCAACTTACTTCACGTAAAAAAAATAGCGACGTCTCTAAGTCTCGATATCATACATGACCCCACTACTACCAACCCCTGATCACTATTTATTCAACCTAATAACCATGACAAGTCCTGACGCAAAACGTTTGTGGCGGAAAGCCATTAAGGAGAAATTCAATTGTCAATGTGTTTATTGTGGAAACAACTATGAAATTAATCAACTTACACTCGATCATGTCAAACCTAAAACAAACGGTGGAGAAGATCTTACAAGCAATTTGGTTCCCGCCTGTAGAGCGTGTAATCAAGGGAAAGGTAGCAGTCATTGGCTCGGATGGATGCGTTCGACATTTGGACGTAACCATACCAGAGAACAACTTATTTTAAATCATATTAGTTAACTAACCGCCTCCGTAAGGGGGCTTTTTTTATGTCTGAAATAGTAAAAATAAATGAGGCTTGGAACCTAACCCCGACACTTGCAAAAGAGATGGGTATGACCATGCCACAATTGATAAAATATTTTAAAAAAGAGTACATAATACCTTATCTTACTAATCAAATTAGAGAAAGAGGTTTAAAAGGTAAGGACAGAAGTTTAGCTAGAAAAGGTTTTGGTGAAATATGGGTAGATGGTAAACGTAAATATATTAATAATGTGACTGCTTTTTTTGATGAAAGAGCATCTAATATAGGTTTTACAGATAAAACCAAAGCTAAAGAAAGACAAGAAGTAAGAGATAAAAATATTTATGGGCTTTCTGAAGCAGGTAAAAATCAAATTAAAATGCTTCAAGAAGCTAAAGTATTAAATGAAGAATATGAAACTGATAAAAATAATCCTAATGCTGCCAAAATCTTCCATAAAAAAATGGATAGATTATTTAAAAAATACTATCGTGGACGTATAAAATACGACCCCAATAAAACATATGGAATTGATGATAACATAGACGAAGAATCACTTAGACAATGGCAAAATGATGTATATCAAAGTAAAACAGGCACACCAGGGAAAGATGTAGATCATGGTAAAATGGCAAAATATGGAGGTACTCATAGTCTAACTAATCTTAGTCAACAAGATGAATTCTGGAATCGAATAGTAAAAAATGCAAAAGCAGAATTCATGCGCACTGATGATGTGTATGAAGATGATATGGTTGCTCATTCTGCAGATCTTGCACTTCAAGAGCATATAGGATTTGGTGATAATGTAAAACTACTATCCGACTATGATGAGGAAGCTTTAACAGATTATCATAAACATATAACTAAACCTGGTGATCAAATTAGAGCTGAAGCTGAAATACGTGCCCAAGAAAAAGCTTATCAAGAGTCTATAAATGTAGCTGCAAAAGAAAATAAACTTATCAATACAGCTAAATACCTTACAGAAGCTTTCGGTAAAAGTGAATTAGGAAACTATTTAACAGGTGGTGCATCAGGTCAAATTGTAGACGCAAGTAGAGCACTTGAAAGTTTATCTAAAGGAAACATTACAGAAGCTGCTAGTAATGTGATACCATTAGCAATTAATGCATCAACTACCACAACTATCAGCCCTTTAAAAGAGACTGAGAAGTACTTAAAAGCTGCTCAATGATTAAACACACATGACTAACCCTTTAGAGGCCTTACAGGGCGATTTCAAGCTGTTTCTGACCGCTTTATGGGAACAGCTTGACCTACCTCCTCCAACAAGAGCACAATTTGCTATAGCAGACTACCTACAACACGGACCTAAACGTCTTCAAATCCAAGCTTTCCGAGGAGTCGGTAAATCATGGATTACAGGTGCGTTCGTGTTATGGACGTTATTCAAAGACAAAGAAAAGAAGATCATGATTATCTCTGCATCTAAAGAACGTGCAGACAACATGTCAATCTTCCTACAAAAACTAATCATAGAAACACCATGGTTATCTCACCTCCAACCAAAAAGCGACGAGGCAAGGTGGAGTCGTATATCCTTCGACGTAGCTTGCTCGCCTCATCAGGCTCCAAGCGTAAAAAGCGTTGGTATTACTGGGCAACTTACTGGTTCCAGAGCAGACCTCATGGTATTGGACGACGTAGAAGTACCAGGAAACAGTATGACGGAGTTGATGCGTGAAAAACTTCTTCAACTTTGCACAGAAGCCGAAAGTATCCTTACACCCAAAACTGATAGCCGTATTTGCTATCTCGGGACTCCTCAGACTACTTTTACTGTTTATCGTAAGCTGGCAGAGCGTAACTACCGTCCGTTCGTTTGGCCAAGTAGATACCCAAGAAAAGACAAACTATCTAAATACGAAGGATTACTAGCACCACAGATACAAGAAGATCTTGATAATGGTGTTGATGAATGGGACGTAACAGATCCAGATAGATTCTCTAATGACGATCTCATAGAACGTGAAGCTGCTATGGGACGGAGTAACTACTTGCTTCAGTTCCAATTAGACACAAGCTTATCTGACAGTGAGAAATTCCCTCTTAAAATGGCTGACCTTATCGTCACCAGTGTTAATCCTAAGTCTGCTCCCGATAGAATCGTCTGGTGTTCAGACCCTCAAAACGTTATCAAAGATCTACCCACAGTCGGCCTCCCAGGAGATTATTTTTACTCTCCAATGCAACTCCAAGGAGAATGGACCGATTACTCAGAAACAATATGCAGCGTCGATCCGTCGGGTAGAGGAACTGACGAAACATCCGCAGCATTCATATCTCAGAAAAACGGCTTCCTATTCTTGCATGAAATGCGTGCATACAGAGACGGGTACTCTGATAATACCTTGCTCAATATTCTCAGAGGATGTAGAAAATACAACGTCACTAAACTAGTTATTGAAACAAACTTTGGTGACGGTATCGTTGCTGAACTATTTAAAAAACACCTACAACAAACTGGATTAGGTATAGATATAGAAGAGGTTAGAGCTAATGTCCGTAAAGAAGATCGTATCATCGATTCTCTTGAGCCTGTGCTCAATCAGCATCGCTTGGTTATCGACAGAGGAGTTATCGAGTGGGACTATGGATCGAATATGGAGGAAGCTCCCGAACTACGTCTCATGTACATGCTCTTCTACCAAATGTCTAGAATGTGTCGTGAAAAGGGTGCCGTTAAACACGACGATAGAGTAGACTGTCTCGCTCAAGGCGTTAAATACTTTACAGATGCTCTTTCTATCTCTGCTCATGAAGCTATTAAGACAAGAAAGAGAGAAGAATGGGAATCTTTAATGAAAGACGCAATAGATAGACCTCAATCCTCTGCTAATCATCTTGTCTTTGGAATGAATAAAGACCAAAGAGATAAAGCTAACTTACTAGAAGACAACTCCTCAGTCCACACCTGGGTTTAGTTTGAGTCGTCACCTATACAGGGGAGAGAAGGGTGGACTCACCCCTTAAGAGGAAGACATTGCCTACTTCGTAGACAACTCTTCCTCTTTATACTTATCTCGACAGAGGTTCCGAGATACTTATAACACCTTCACCTAACACCCTAACGAACGTAATATGTATATCATATATGTATATAGGTAAAGAAGATAAGATAGTAGAGATGCTACTCTTAAATAGTCATGAGTCTGATATGACTTATAGAAGACCTGATGGTACAACCTATGTATGTCAGATTAGAAAGAATAAAGAAGATACCTTTTATACACCTGAAACTCAATTATCTTTAAATATTTAATGGATACACAAGGTATGAGTTTACCTGGTAATGGTACAGGTCAATCTAAAACCATTAAACCTATGGAAGTTAAACGTATTCCATTATTAGAACCAAATCTTAGAAAAGAATTAAAAGAACTTATTAATGAAGTTCTTGATGAACGATATGAGTAAAGTAACTCTAATTCATTCCACTAAAGATGGTGATGAATTAATAGCCTATATGGCTAGAGTGTCCAACCCTACTAATCA